GAATGATTCGTGACGCTGGCGACTGGTGGCTATCGAGCGACAACGTAGACCAGCGACGCTACCCGCGCAAGCTGTGCGGTGAGGGTGTGTTTTTGATTGGTGAGATTGTTCAGAAGCAGAGTGAGCGAATTTAAACCCTATGCAAAGTAGATATATGTCCGTTTGTATATACACTCGCAGTCCTGAAGACACATAATGACGTACATGAAGAATTTGCATATATCTGAAAATGTTCTGGAGAAGCTACACAGAAAGCATCACGTTGACAGAAGAGAAGTAGAGCAATGCTTTGAAAACATTGATGGTCCTTTATTGATTGACAACAGGGAAAATCATAAATCCGACCCGCCAACTCTATGGTTTATTAGCAAAACCAACAAAAATCGGTTACTCAAGATAGCGTATATACAACGCGGCTCTGAAATACATTTAAGAACATGTTTTGAGCCCAATGAAGACGAGATCAAAATTTATCTACCCCACATTAAACAGAGAGTCATATGAAAACAATTACAAGCACTGATGAGGCATGGGATAAGCGTGAACTTGGCGCCGTCGCCGCTAATGCGGAAGTGGCCGGCTCAGAGCATATGACAGCTCTGGATGAGTCGCTTGGCATGCAGTCAATCTCAATTCGCATGCCAAAACAACTTATCGAGCATTACAAGCTGATTGCGCATTTCCATGATGCAGGCTACCAACCGCTGATGCGAGACGTGTTGCAACGCTGGGTACCAGGTGCACTCAAAGAGTTGTTTGAGGCTCAACAAGCTCAAGCTGAAAAAGCCAGTAGTAACGCAACGTTGGTCGATTTTGTCGAAGAGCCAGCACGAAAAGCCGCCTAAGCGATACGTGTAAGTTAACCAGCCCGCCCCGAGCGGGCTTTTTAACGCCCGTTATTAGCGCAATGTACTATGGCTTTTAACAATCGGAGATGTGATGCTAATTAAGTTGATGGCCATTGGTTTAGCTGCCCTGTTGGGCTTAGGCGGTTTTACCTACGTGAACTATGACGAATGGTTTAAATACCCAGCCTTACGCGGCTACGTTAGCAGTCAAATGAAAGACCCAGCCAGTACTAAGTTCAGAGGAGAAAGGATTAGTTCAAGCGGCTGGCTCTGCGGCGAAATGAACGCCAAGAATAGCTATGGCGCATACATCGGGTTCAAGCGGTTTATGTCTACTTCACCAACAAACGCTTATGTTGATGGGATGGGATATGTCGGTGTGGAAAAACAAATTGGCATTTACGATAAAGCAAAAGAACTTCGTGACTCACTTGACAAGGAAATGAAAGTTTTAGACAACCTTAAAATCGTCAATGACAAAAGAGTAACGCCAATTCAGTTTTCCAAGCAGGAAATAGAAAACATGGTTGAAACTGCAGACTTCAATCAAAGATGGGGCAAGTCTTGCAATTAGCAAGAAAACCAAATAATTGAGCAAAAAAGCTCACATCATGTAAATTTTAGTATTTAAGTAGATTTAAAACCGCCCCTTGAGGCGGTTTTTTTACGTCCATTGATTGGCATTAGGGTTTTTAGGTAGATTTATTTTTATAAAGATTACCTTTGGGTATTGACTAAACAATTACCTTTGGGTAAAGTTAATTCATCGCAGCAAAAGCAGCGCCACCGGCATCGCCCGAAATTGATCTTTAAAAACTTAACCCGCGTAGCGACGACAGCACAGCAAAGAGTGACTGGCGTTTAGCAGCGGAACCGAGCCGGCGGGTAGCTGGATGAGGCGGCACGGCCAAGAACAGCAAAGTGCAAAAAACAAGCCGCCCGCGTGGGGTTAACGGCTTATGTGAGTAGCGCTGGAACCTGCAAAGGAATATGCCAGCCAGCCATTCGTAAGAGTGGCTATCAATGAGCGCAGTGACAGAGCGCTGATTGATAAACGACAGCAAATTTCCAACATTACCGGGGAGCTAAATGATTAAACAAACTTTTGAGCCATGCCAAAAGCCCAGCCAAAGCATTCGGCTTCTGACCGATGCTGAGAGGCAAGAAATCGACGATGCAGGCCACGCATACAAGCTGGTGGACGGCTATGGCCAGCGTGAATTTGAACGCGCTATGCGGCTGCAAATAGGAGACCAGCGGCCACTATTGGAATCAGGAGTATGGGCATGAGCGCCGCGCATACGCCGGGGCCGTGGCGCTGGGAGCTAAATCATGAAGGCAAAAACCTGTCTTTAGTCGGAGGCATCCAAAAATACGATTTGACCATCATGGACTTTGAGCGATGGGGGATGTCTGGTGCAACGATGCGACTGCGCGATACCGCTTTTGAGGGAATGAATTTCATGCATAAGCTGCATGAACGGCCAGACTGGATTGAGCCGGAAGAAAGCCGTAAGCACCATAGAAGATGGCACCAGCTTGTCGTGCATCCAGACGCCCGCCTGATTGCTGCCGCCCCTGATTTGCTGGCCGCGCTGATTGAAATGGTTGCTGGTGACAAAGAAGCAATTGAAGAAGCTCAATTACTTGGCATTCCATTTCCCGATGAAATGCTGGCAACTTATGGCAAAGCATGTGCAGCTATTGCCAAAGCAACAGGCAGCGCAGCATGAACCCGCACATGCTCGAAGACCTTTACGTGAGGCTTGGCCAGCCTCGCTGGTTTTGGCCGGCAGTGATTTTCTCGGTATTCATCATTACGCCGTTGGCCTGCTCTGCGATCGAGACATGGCCGTGAAATTCATCAAAGATTTTACTCAGGTCTACCGGCTGTTCAGGAATTGCTACGGCCGCAAATATTCACTGATCCGCGCTTGCGAGATCGTCTTTTTTAAATAAACACTGGAGAGAAGCATGATTGAAATGATTGATGTCAATGAGATTGCCGAGTACAGCGCAACCACCGCTGCGCTGGCTGAGTTGGCCGGCCGGCTGAAGGATGTTGCATACGATGTGACGCAACCAAAAGGCATGGCAGTCGCCAAAGCAGACCGCGCCGAAGTGCGAGGGCTCCGCACCAGCCTTGAGGCAAAGCGAAAAGAAATCAAGGCGCCGGCACTTGCGCACTGCAAGCTAATCGACGATGAAGCCAAGCGCATAACAGTTGAGTTAATGACGCTTGAGACGCCGATTGATGAGCAGATAAAGGCGCGTGAATTAGTGCTCGAATCAGAAAAGATTGCGCGTGAAGCCGTAGAGCATAAGCGCATTAAAGCAATAACAGGAATGATTTCAGACATTCGAGGCTATGCAGATATGGCTACCAATTGCCGGACGTCAGAGCGAGTTCATGCGCTGCAAGAAAGCCTCAAGAACAGCCCGATCAGCAGCGCTGACTTTGAGGAATTCGCAGACGAGGCCACCGCAGTGATGACTCAAACAATAGCGCGCATGAAAGGTATTTACGAGTCGCGTGTAACTGATGAAGCTGAGCGCGCCAAGGCTAAGGCCGAGCAAGCCGAAGCGGCAGAGCAATTAAAGATTGAGCGCGATGCAATGGCGGCTGAGCGCCTTGCTGCGCAGCAAATAGCTGATGCTCAAGCGCTTGCAATGAAAGCCGAGCGAGACGCTTTCCTGCTTGAGCAAAGCAATGCTCGCGCCGCGCAGCAGGCAGAAGCCGACAAGATCGCCAAAGCCCGGATAGAGCTTGACCGTGAAATTGCTAAAAAGGCTATTCGAGAAGCGCCAGTTGTTGCGCCGGCGCCGGCAGCAGTTGCAGTCATTCCAAAAATCGAGGAAGTTGCGACTCCAACAGTCAGGCTTTCGGCGCCAAGAAATTTATTTAGCGACACGCCAACAACACGACAGCAAATCAACGGCTGCTTAGATGCGCTTCAAGAAACTGACTTGCTGCGAGTGCTGAGCTTTATTAACTCACGTTGGCCTATAGCGCTAGCCGCTTAAAACATTAACTGAAAGCAAAAAATGAATACTACACAAACTGAAAACAGCGCCGTAGCTGAAATGGAAAACTCGGAAGTTTCGACAGTGCCGCGGCAGTCATCTAGCGCTAGTTCTTTAATGATGAATGACTCCAGCATGGACAGGATGATTCGTATGGCCGAGGTAATGGCTTGTGGTCGCAGCACACTTCCACAGCATTTTCACGGGAATGTTGGTGACTGCATGGCGGTAGTTATGCAATCAGTCCAGTGGAATATGAACCCATTCGCAGTAGCTCAGAAAACGCACGTTGTGAATGGAACTTTGGGGTATGAGGCGCAACTTGTTGCTGCGGTTATCAATAACAGCGGAATGGTGTTAGATCGCTTTCATTACGAGTGGTATGGAAATTGGGAAAAGATTATTGGCAAGAGCAAGGTAATTACTAAACCCGCAGTCGGAAAATATGGAGATGGTAATTACAAAAAAGAAACGCAATACCGCGTTCCTGATTACGATTTGAGTAGCGAAGCTGGGCTTGGAGTCAAAGTCTGGGCAACGCTCAAGGGGGAGGCTGAGCCGCGTGAACTTCAACTTCTATTAGTTCAAGCTAGTGTTCGGAATTCAACACTATGGGCAAGTGATCCAAAGCAGCAACTTGCATATCTAGCAGTTAAACGCTGGGCACGACTCTACGCGCCTGATGTGATCTTAGGCGTCTACACCCCAGATGAATTTGAAGCGCCTCAGCCGCGACACATGGGGCAAGCCGACATCGTGCGCGAAGCTCCAAGTCCTGAGCTGCTGGCCGCAGCGCAAGCCGCCGCAAGTAAGGGCGTTGGGGCTTATCAGGAATTCTGGAAAGAGAGTACTAAGGACGAGCGTAAATTGCTTGGTGGTGAGCATGAGAGTCTTAAAGCGCAGGCTATCAGCACAGACAAAAATCGCACTGTAGACACGCCACACCCCGAAGCAAAACCTGCACCAGAAGCCGCTAAGAGTGACGCGCCAATCGTGACGTTTGCCAAGGTAATGGAGATGTTGGTCAAGGCCAAGAACGAGGACTCGCTGGCGGTCGGTGCGGACTGGATTGGCGAGGTTAGCGACCCTGTGCAGCGCGCTGAGCTAACAGCAAAGTACGAGCAGATTTTGTCATTTATGCGAGGTGAATCATGATCCAACACGACCACGAACAAGGCTCAGACGAATGGCTGCAAGCCCGCAAGGGTTGCATCACAGGAAGCCGATTTAAAGATGCGCGCGATAAATTAAAAAGCGGCCTTCCTTCAAAAGCTTCGAGCGGTTATGCGCACGATGTTGCGCGCGAGCGATGCGGTGGGAAAGCTAATTCGGTGTTCGTAAATAACGCAATGAAGTTCGGCACTGAGCAAGAGCCATTAGCGCGCGCGGCATACGAAGCGCTGACCGGCAACTTAGTCGAGGAGGTCGGTTTCATTACTGACGATGCCGGTATTTTTGGGCTAAGCCCCGACGGGCTAATCAGCGACGACGGTGTTTTGGAAATCAAAACAATGGTGAGTAGCGACACGCTTTTTACTGCTGTCGGTGACGGTGATATTAGTGCCTACATAGACCAGTGCGTCGGCTATCTCTGGATGCTAAATCGCAAATGGGTTGACCTTGTTCTCTGGGCGCCAGACCTTGAGTCGCTCGGTTTGCAAATGACTATTCGCCGCATCACACGCGACGAGGCTGTTATCCAGGCGTTAGAAAGCGACCTTTTAGCATTCTCAATAGTCGTGCGCGCAAACGAAGCAAAGCTGCGTCGCCTTGCTGCCGCAAATGCTGAACTACTTGCGCAAGCCGCTTAAACAGAAAGAACAAATGGCATCAGTCAATAAAGTCATCATCGTAGGCAACCTGGGCAAAGACCCAGAAACCAGAAGCTTTCCCAACGGCGACCAAGTGGCCAACATCACTATCGCCACCACTGACCGATACAAGGATAAGACCACCGGCGAGGCCAAGGAAATTACTGAGTGGCACCGGGTTAGCTTTTTCGGCCGACTTGCTGAAATCGCTGGGCAGTACTTGCGCAAAGGCTCACAGGTCTACATCGAAGGCTCACTGCGTACGCGTAAGTGGACTGACAAAGATGGCATAGAAAAGTACAGCACTGAAATCCGCGCCGACTCAATGCAAATGCTTGGTGCGCGGCAAGACGGCGGAAGTGATCGTGATGCAGCGCCAGCACAGCGGGCACCAGCGGCGCAACGACCTTCTCCGGCGCCAGTGTCGCGACAGACGGCTGCTGCCGCCTCTGGGTTTGAGGATATGGACTCCGACATTCCCTTTTAATTTGTAAATAAATAAGGAAAAATTAAATGTTCAAAAATATTACTGCTTTTCGCATTGACCAAAAATTGCAGCCTGATTTTGAAAATCTAGAGTCAGCATTAGGCGCCAACCAGTTCTTACCGTGCGGGTTGACGCAAGAAAAGTCTGTCGGCTGGTCGGCGCCGCGCTGCGAAGGCGGCGCAATGGTTGAGTTTGTAGATGGTCAGTGGATTCTGAAGCTATTGATTGAGACTAAATCAGTCCCAGCAGAAGCAGTCAACAAACTGGTTGATGAGCAATGCAAAAAGATAGAGGCAACAACAGGACGACGACCCGGCAAAAGAGAAAAGCGCGATATGAAAGATGACGCACTTTTAACTTTATTGCCACATGCTTTTGCAAAACAAACAGCCGTGCTGGTTTGGATTTCTCCGATAGCGCGCCTAGTAGTGATTGATTCAGTTAACAACAATCACACTAATGACGTTTTAACTTGCTTGGTCAAGGCTGTTCAAGGATTTACCGCAATGTCTTTGTTAACTGCAAATAGTCCATCTGAGCTTATGTCTGATTGTTTGCTTACTCAAGAACCGCCGCCAGGTTTTAGGATTGATCGGGAGTGTGAGCTTAAATCTAGTGATGATTCAAAAGCAATAGTCCTTTACAGCAATCACGCCCTAGACATTGAAGAAGTTCAAGAGCACATAAAAGCTGGCAAGCGCCCTACTCGGCTAGCAATGACTTGGGATAGCCGTGTGTCTTTTATTTTGGCAGACACGCTACAGATCAAAAAATTATGTTTTTTAGAAGGTGTTATTAAAGCTGGGCTTGATAACGATGATGACCGTTTTAATTCTGATGTAGCAATCGCAACCGGCGAGTTGTCCATTTTTATACCCGACCTGCTTTATGCGCTGGGCGGTGAAGTATGACTACCAAAAATCATGATATGCCAGCATTTCCCGGCCTTAAATACTCAGGAATTCCGAACGAAGGTATGACGCTGCGTGATTACTTCGCGGCAAAAGCTTTACCAACAGCGGCTGCAAACTGGGGTGAATGCGGCTCGCTGATTGGTATAGCTCAAGAGGCTTATGAAATTGCTGACGCAATGCTTGAGGCTAGAGAGCGTTGAAAACAGCGCGCAAGAAATCACAGCATAAAACCCGCAAGACATACACGTTACTGGACGAAATGATGGCCAGTCCTACAGAGCCAATGCCAGCCGAGTACCGCCGTCACCAGTTAACGCGCATGTACGGCGGTTTGGAAGCAATGGCACACGGAGATTTACCTACGCCTGACGATTGGTCTGTTGTGTCTGACGCAGTAAATATGCTTGAGACGATGGTGCTTGAAATGGCTATTTGCGAAGACCGAAGCGGCACGTTAAAAGAGGCGGTCCGGGCTTTGGGGGAAGCTGGGCAACGCCAAAAACAGCAGGGTAAACAGATTCGATTAGACGGTCGTGGCATGGAGGCGGTACGCGAAGTGCTGGCCTCGTATTCTGATCTGCTAAATGCGTTACCCGCACGGGTCATGTACCGCTGCCACCGCCTTACCGAGCGTAGGCTTTATGCGATTTTGGCCGGATGCAAAAAGCCACACGATGTGATCGTTAGCCATAAAACAAAAGGGATGATATGAGCAAAATAATTGATTCGACACGCTACAAAGTAACGTGCTTTGGAAACTCACGGCAAGGCGTCATTACCGGCCTGCCTGACCATTTAATTGGTCGTTGGGTTGCGCTCGTTGCGGCTGATGATGACTGTCATTTGGCTACCCAAACTCAGCTAGTTGACAAAATAACTGATGATGAAATTAGCCTATTTCAGTTTCGTGCAACAGATGGAAGCTGGAAAAACTTTTTAGACAAGCAGCATTATTTAGACACTAAAGCTTCAGGCTTATGGTTGATAAGACAACTTGCTGAATTCGTTAATCCCACGCAGCTAGCCGCCACAAAAGAATGGGTAGATCTGAAAGATGTCGATATTTACGCCATCAGTAACGAATTCGAAGAAGTGTGCCAACTACATCCACACCCATACATTGATATTGACTATGCCCGAGCAATCGAGGCCAAGCTCAAGGAGCTAAACACATGAATGACAAAACAGTAGGAAATTTACCTCCAGATTTATCTGAATTTTCAACTAATGATATTTGTCTAATGTTGCTTGCATGTAGTCTAGGTAATGACAAAAGCGATATTGGGTTTATAAAAGCTTGTCGAAGTGAAATTTCAAAACGCAAGCCAGTAGCTACAAGTGAAATAAAAAAGGAAACACATGAATGAAATACCAAGAGTTTCTTTTAACCCACTAACCCAAACTTACGACACTCTCGATGGAACTCGCGTCGCTGCTGAATTGGTAGATAACGTTCATACCCCATCAGATGTGTTTTATATCGCCAACATTAGAGAAGCTCAGCGAACCGATCAAGCAAAACTTAGGGGCTCAACACATGAATAATGAAAAAACCATACTCGCGGAAATAAGCGGTGAAGACCCAGCGTTTGTCTCCTACGCGACTAAATTTCTAGCGGCTGAGCCGGCTATTGGAGTTCGAACATTGCGCCATCTTTTCTCCTACGGAGCCACGATTGATGGCTATCGAGCTTTTATGAATAAAAATGAAGGGGTAAAACATGACTAATGATCTAAATTACCACTGGGTAAAACTGGCCAAGCATTGCGCGGCCACTGGCGACACGCCAAACTCGGTTCACGCTCGCCGCCGCAAGCATGTGTGGACTGATGGCGTACAGTGCAGAGTTGGGCCAGACGGCAATCTCTATATTAATCCGCAGGAATACAACAAATGGGTAGTAAGCCAACCGCTATCGTATGCCCCCGCGGCATAAGCATCCGGGACTTTAAGCATGAGCGCCGGATACAGATTGCCTTCACTTTCCGGGGGGTAGAGTGCCGTGAACTATTACCGCCCGGCGCCATCACTAAAAGCGCATTGGTTTACGCTGCTGGCCTGCGCGTTGAGATTCAGCGAAAAATAGCCGATGAGAAGTTTTCCTACGCTGAGTATTTCCCAGAAAGTCTTAGGGCACACCAGTTTGAGGGAGGCGTAAAGCGGATATTGCTAGGCACTCTGCTAGACAAGCAGTTGGAAACTTACGAGCGCCAAGCTGCCAGCGGACAACTATCGCCCAGCACTTTAGAGGGCTATGCAAAGGCAATCAACAGCGCCAGAATGAACCAATGGCGCGATAAGACTATCCACGAAGCCACCCCAAGCGCTCTGCGTGAGTGGATAGGCGGCATGAAAGTAACTGCTAAGTTCGCCCGAAACTTGCTCACACCACTTCGCTCAGTCTTTGAAGACGCCCTGAACGACGAGATCATAAAGTTTGACCCATTCGCACGAATCGCACTTACTAAGCTTTTGAAGCAAACCGGCAAGTCAAGTGACTACGAAGTCGAGCCGTTCACAGCCGATGAGCGCGCCATGCTAATTGCAGCCTGCCGGGACAATGAGCGTCCAATGGTTCAGTTCTGGTTTGAGACTGGATTGCGCCCCGGTGAACTCCAGGCACTGCGATGGGCCAAGATCGAGTGGTCAGCTAAAACTGCCCGCATAGATGTAAATCAGGTTGCTCGCACTGAAAAAGGACCCAAGACTGAAGCTGGTATCCGAAGCGTAGACCTAAGCTTGATGGCGTTGGAGGCTTTGGAAGCTCAAAAAGCCTTTACGCTGCTGGCCGGTGAGCATGTATGGCACAACCCGACGACAGCCCAAGCATGGGTAACAGACGCCCAAATCCGCAAGACGCTGTGGATTCCGCTGTGCAAGCGCGCCAAAGTCCAATATCGAAATCCATACCAAGTTCGGCACACTTTTGCCAGCGCATTACTTACAGCAGGGGTTAACCCTTACTACGTGGCTTCACAGCTTGGCCACGTCGATGTGCAGAT